AGCGACGAGCCGGCGACGAGCGCGCCCGTAGCTGCCTGAATGCCCTGTTGCGCACTGTCGAACCCTGGGTCCTTGCCGCCGGCAACACGGCCAGCTTGCCCACCGACAAGCCCACCAACAGCAGCGCCAGCCTGTGGGGGCAGCCCAGCGGCCAGGGCGCCGAGCGCTCCAATGCCAGAGCCGATGGCTCCTCCCATCCCTTGGGCCTCGGCGTCCTCTCTCGCTTCCTCTTCAGCCCGCGCTCTGGCAGCGGCCTCCATAGACTTTGCAAGAGATGGCGCCAGTTGGGCGGCCCATGCGGGGGAATACTGCGCCATCAGTCTGGCTCCTCGGCATAGAGAAGGTCGTGAATCGGGAGCGCTTCTTGCTCTTCAGGGGGAGAGAGGAGTTCGAGCTCGCGCTTCTCTCGCTTAATCTTGAGGTAGATCAGGAAGGTTGCGGACACGAGGAAAGAGGCGCTCATCACCAGATTGATGACAATGAGCGCCTCCTTCATTCGTACCCTCCTCGAGCGGATCAACTAGGTAATGCTGATACCGCAGAGGATTGCGTTGCGGTTGGGAGACGTCGCAACGAGGTTGTAGTACCAGCGGTAGAACCCGTTGTACGCATCCGTAGTCCCAGTGCGGTGGAGCGTCGACCCGTCGAGGTCAGCGAACGAACCACTCTGGAGCTCGGTGAGCTTCCACGACTTCGTGTTGAGGAAGATCATCATGCCACGAGGGACGTGCCGCGAATACTTCAGCGGGATGTTCTGGTAACTCAGGTCGAGGAACCCGACATCGCCCTTCGTCGCCCCACCACGAGTCGTGGTGTTGAGCGAGTTGGTCTGCGTCATCATCGCCACGTACTGAGCGCGCGTGGTGGGATGGCACAAAATAACGTCCGGCTCTTCGCCACTGAGCACCGACATCTCATCGAGCACCTGCTGGATGCGCTCGGCGGTGAGATCCGCGCGCACGTTCGTTCCGCCACCATTGGTGGGGTCAGAGGTCATGACCAGAGGCTGAAGGGTGGGACGCCCAGTTGCCACAATTGCGGTCCCGCTCTTATCGATCCCGAACGGATTAGCCTCGCTGAGATTAGCCATCACCCCACGCGGCTGCGTGGCCGACGCAGTCAACTGGGCATTGCCCACATTGCTGAGATGCACAGGATAGCCGAACCCGGTAGCGACAGCGGCACCAGAGGCGTCCTGGTCAGTTCGAGTGGCGGCAAGAACGACCGTTCCTGCGTTCTCGTCCAAACCAGCCGCACCGCCAGTGACAACAACCAGAGCATCGACCGCAGCGAGGTAGCGAGTGTTCTTCGCGATCACTCCACCAGACTGGAATCCAGGCTCGTCTTGCCGGTTAATAGTGACATCCGTCATGCCTGCGGTAAGCGCCGCAGAGAGCTTCCCGTAGTCACCGTCGAAGCCCCATGTGGCACCACCAGCAGGGTTGTTGTGGCTGAAGATGTAGCCGACGCAGGAGCCACCGGAGATCATGGTCTGATCGGCGGTGTTCTTGACGTCTTCGACGAGCTTCGTCATCTCAGCTTCCATCCAGCCGATCAGAGCACCAGAGCTCCCCTTCTTCGCAGACGCGATGGCGGGGCCGGTGATCTGGAAGTGGCCGTAGAGGAAGTGAGCGTTCACGCTCAGGTGGTCGTACTGCTGCTGGCCAATCGGGGCCACGAAGGGGTCCGATTCACCGAGAAACTCGACCGAGGTGTTGCGGCCCGTGTGGACCGGAATCGTGCAGACGCGACCGTTCCAGTCGACCGAAGCCTTCTCGAAAAGTTGAAGCGCCATCACTTCTTGGTTCAGTGTGGCCACGAGCGGGCCGAGGAAGAACTCAGTCAGGATCGATGCAAGCGATCCTGTGCTGGTCCATGAAGTATATGTCCCAATAGTTCCCGGCATGATGCCTCCTTAAGTAGCGAAGGGGTTGTGCGTCTTGAGGAACTCACGAAGCATTTTCGATCCTTCCTCAATGGAAGCCGGCTTCTTCTCACCCACGAAACGACTGGCGTCACTTACGCCAGACTGTGCGGGGCGAGGAGGCGCCTGCGGTGCGGCCACTTTCGCTTCCTCGGCTGCGGCTGAAGGGGAGTCCGATAGATGCCGCGCGATAGCGGCCTCCTCGATCCCTGCGAGCCACGTCGAGTACTGCTCTGCGATCTGCATCACTGGCATAGACGGATTCTGATGAACGGCCTGGAGAATCTGCCTTCTGTCAATCGAAGGGAACTTCTCTGATGCCGCGTTGAGCTCGCGCTCCAGAACCATCTTCTGGAACGCAACCTCTTGAGCCTCGACTCGATGCTGGAGCTGGGCGAGCTGCGGGTCTGGGCCGTGGGGCGCCTCTGGCGCCGCACCGGACTCTGCCTGGAACTCACTCCACCAGTCATCTTCTCGAGGCTGCACTTGAGGCTGGGGCGGCGGTTGTGCCTGTTGCGGTTGCTGCCAGGATTGCTGGTTGGACTTCAGGGTCTCAACCTCTTGACGCAAGGACTCCACCTCTTCTCGGTGGCCATTACGAGCGTCAAGTACCTGCTTGAACCGATTGTACGGCACGCGGTGCCCATCTTCGACCTCGATCTCAACTTCGCCTTCCGGCTCCGCAGCGACCTCGATCTCGGATGCCTCTTCCTTCGCGCTTTCGTTTACGTCCTGCGCTTCTTGGGACGGAATATCGACCTCTGGCTCGGAAACCGCAGCAGCAGCAGGGGGCGGATCTGGAGCCTCGACCGGTTGGTCTTCGCCCATCATCGCCGTCAACCTCTGTCGCGTTTCGTCGTCTAGAAAGCCCATGGATCTCCTGCTTAACGCCCAGTGGGCGAAATATTCAACGCCGTGTCGATCGGCGAGGATTGGTCAGAGCGTATACCATACGTCTCGAAATGAGAATCATCTGTCTCACTTTGATACTTCCTGCCCGTCGCTCTTTCGTATTGGAGCACCTCATGGATGGTGCTGGGCTTGGAGCGGAGCACGTCTTCTTTGACGTACTCGATCTGGTCGAGCCCCATTAGCGCCAGGGCGTGGGCGAACACCATGTCGTCGTGCTTTCCAGGGGACGCCTCTGGCTTCCCGCGGTCGTTGTATACGAAGCTGTTGACCTCGGTCTTCATGCGGTCATCGTTGATGGTCAGCTTGCCTCGAGAACAGAACTCGTGGAGGCGAGAAAGCATCATGGGGCGCGTGGCGCTCGTGGTCTGAAATCCCAGCTTCTCCACCCACCTGGCGCCCATCTTGTCGTAGTGCGTGCGCCTGAAGATGTAGGCGTACTCCCTGCCGACGAGGTACTCGAGCACGGACAGGCCATAGGTGTTGGACTCCACCACCACCAGGGCGTTGTACTTCTCTGCTTCTTTACGCACGAGCTCGGCGAACTCGTGAGGGGGGAGCCTCTCGTAGTGGGTGGCGACGACTACCGGCCTGTCCTTTTCGGTCACGTCGATGACGCAGTAGGCGCTAAAGTCGCCAGACGGTGAGCCTGACGCCACGTCTACCCCAAGCGAGTAGACCCTGTACTTGTCGTAGGGCACGTATTCGCGGCGACCGATAAGCGCCTGGGCGTGAGGGAACACGAGGTCAAAGAAGCGCTCACCGCTGGTGATGAACGCCATCTGAGCCGTGACCGGGTACTCCTGCATGAACGTGTTCCAGTTGTTCATGCACTTGGTGTCGAGTGTCTCCTGCGCCCAGCAGACCTGTTGCTTGTCGAGACCGTGCTTCGCTGCGACCTCTTTGAGTTTGGCGTGGAGCCGTCCCGTCTTGCCGGCTTTCCGGTAGAGCGAGTTGTCTGTCCAAGGGTAGAAGATCTTGGTGAAGCCGTTCTCTTGCTGCCAGATCTTGTTGGCGTCGTTGAGCCCGTTGGCCGTGGTCTCGAGGATGATCTCAGCGTTGGGGCCAGCGGTCTGAAACGCCGCAGCCACCGTCTTTTCCACATCTCCCCAGAACGCAAACTCAGAACAGTGCAGCCCCTGATAGGTCGTCCCGCGAGCCCCCTCTGACTGAGCGGTCATCACGCGGACCATCCCGCCGTGGAAGAACGCGAGCTCTCGCACGTTGGACTTGTCGGTGGGGAACCGAAGGAAGTCTGGAAGGTTCTCGTAGTAGCGCTTGTAGATCTCGAAGATGGCCTGGGCGCTATCACCCCGGTGAGCCAGGACGGCCACCTTGTGGTTGGGCGTGAACAGAACCTTCCACAGGTTACGAGCCGCGATGATCGTGGTCAGCCCCAGCTGCCGTGCTTTGAGCACGTAGATCCACGGATTGGTCTCAACAGTGTGGAGGAACTTCTCTTGAACCTCGTTGGGCTCAAGGGGGACGAGACGACCCTTCTTGTCCACGATCCGAAGATAGCGAGAGAAGTAGCCGAAGTCGTTGGCGCAGCGCGTGATCTCTTCTTTGATCTTCGCTGAGACATCTGCATCAGACGCCATCAGTTGATGGCTTCTTCAGCCTCTAGCTTGCCCGCATCACGAGCCCGCTCGAGGAGCTCCAAGATCTGCTCAGGCGTCAGAGAGCCGCGGTTGAGCGCCTTGGTCTTGGCTTCCGTGTAGACGAGCTCGGCTTGGGCCTTGTCGATATTGAGCCGGTCCAACTCTGCCTGCGCGTCTGCGCTGGTCCGTGAGCGCAGCTTGAAGTCGTCGAAGCGGCGCTCGAGCAGCCACGCGGCAGCTCGCCAGTCCTTGGGGCCCTGGTTGGTGATCATGTCAATCAGAGCACCCTGGGCCTGCTTTTCGGCTTGAACGCAGCGCTCAGCGAACGCCACAAACCCATCGTCGCCCTCCAGACCCTTCTTGATCCAACGACCTATGGTGTTCTTGCCCAGACCCAGGGTGTCTGACACGTTGCGCCGGGTGAGCCCACGGGTGAGGCCGTCTACTACGGACTCTTGGATCTCAGGCGTGAAGCGTGGCGCTGGCCGCATCGACGTACTCCTTTCGGATCTTGGACCGGTCCTTCTTCTTCGTCTGCTCCAAGAGGCACACGTGCATCGCAGACATCAGCCCCAGCGAGTCGCGCAGGAAGCGCTCAGGCTCGAACACGTCGCTGGTCGGAGAGTTGCGCGCGAGCAGGCGCGCACCCTTCTTCATGACAGTGCGGCAATCGCGGTGCTTGGGTCGCATCTCGCTGCGCTTAATCGACTCGAGCATGTCGAGAGCCGTCTCTACTTCCTCGCGAATCGCGTGGAAGGTGGGCTCCGAATACTTTTGAGCCCTCATCGCGTCACCATCTTGGACGTACACCCACAACACATCGAGGGAGGACTTCATGTTGGCGAGGCACTCGCCAATGATTCCCTCACATATGGTGTGGGTGGCCGACTGGTCGGTGGTCGCCGAGAAGACCTTTTCGCCATCCTCGGTCTCATACTCTTTGAATATGAGATCGGGCACTAGAGATAGCGCTTGAGCGACATGCGAACGCCAATGGGACCAGTCGCCCGCAGGTTGTCGCCAGCCTTCCGAACCAGAGCCCTGACCACAGTGCCCACGTCAACGCCCAGCCCAGCAGCCGCCGCGTAGACGAGGGGAGTCAGCTTGGGACCAAGGTCCATCTCGGTGATCTCAGCCAGCTTGGGCGGTCGCCCCGCCTTCGCCGGGGTCGCCGGCTTCTGCTCGGCTTTCTTCTCTGGCGCCTTCTTCGCTGTCTTCTTGTCTGCCATCAGCGCGGATCTCCTTGGGAGCGGGAAAGGGCTCGTCTTCGCTTAAGAACGACACGTGCAAACCTTCTGCTCCTACGGTAGCACTTGTTTCCGCTAGCCCAATGGCAAAGCGCCTCGGGCCAACTCTTGTACTTTTTACGGTACTTCTTCAGCGCCCGCAAGCCTGCGGTGATGAGATCGCAACCCTCGACCTTTCCTCCAGGGCAGTGAAAGCGAGGCACAATCTGCAACGGGCCTCGAGCCCCCCTCGAACTTACCGCGTCGGCGTTGAACCGCGACTCAGTGAAGGAAAGAGCGACAGCCAGGGTGGCGTCCACGTCCTCCATCTCGGCCACAAGACCGACCGCCAAGCAAGTCTGAAAGCGCTTCTCTGTCTGCTGCGCTGGTGACATCCACCCCACCGCCGTGAGGCATGCGATGTACACCTGTAGGTAGCTCATCTGGTCGCTCGCCTTCTTGCATACTCCGCGATGAGCATAGCATCGGCGTTGGCGTGGACCACCTTTTGTCTCGGGAAGAGACGCTGAGCTGCGGCCTTGGTCACGTTCTTGTCCCCTTTGGACCGGCACTTCATGACCTGCTGCCAGACCGCG